GAGGGGGGGCAGACGGGACAACAGAAGGGACAACAGAAGGGACAACAGAAGGAGAGACAGGAGGCAAAAGTGAGGAAGGAGAAGGCAGAGAAGCAAGATAAGCGAGCACAGACAGTGTCTTTCCTGCCCCTATCTCATCCCCTACAATACCAATTTTTCCACGAACCATCTGTTCCTGTATCATGAATCCATGATATAACTGCTCACGATATTCGTGCATTCTTTGTACCATCGTGACCTGATGAGGAAAGAGGGGGGTCACGATTTGCTCTATTCCCTGTAATGAACCTGTATAGGGAACCAATGTACGTTGATACACTTGGTTCAGTAGATTTAATTTCTCGCAATGAAAAGCGAAGTCCATGTTACTAGTTACGCCGATTATAACTTTAGACCCGTGAGCATTCAAAATGGTTCAGTGGTCTAAGATGGGAAAAGACGGAGGCGGGAAAAGGTGGAGGCGGGGAAAAGACGGAGGCGGGGAAAAGACGGAGGCGGGGAAAGACGGAGGCGGGGATGAGAAAAGGGAAGAAATAGGGTTCTTATGACAATTGGAGATAGAACTGTCGGATAAGAGGCTCTTTTACCAATTGATTAAGTGTATAGGGTGCCTCCTTCATCTTTAATGATGGACGAATATTCGCCGCAAGATGGTCCTTGCGCATCCTGAACTTATCTACCGTATTATCACTATGACAGATAACGAGGATGGTCTTCATTGGGTCTAATTGAATCATTGGGTGGCGATATTCCTCGAGAAAAGAGGCCTCTTCTCCCTGCGTGACATGCTCATTGTATTGATGTGTATTGGAATAGGATTTTCTCCACGCCATCGTTCCGTTTGTTGCGTGATTTGGATGATAGGGGCCAGCAATCATGACCTTTCGTGTATCATGATAATACAGCCACATCTCGGAGGAACCTGCCAACTCCACATTCGGATGTTTTTTAAAAGCCTGAACCACGGTCTGGACGCGCTCAGGAGGATAGTAATCGTCATCATCCATTGCTACAATAATAGAACCCCTTGCTTCTCGATTCAGAAGATTGCGCTTGGCCCCGATACGAAGTTTATCATGGGAGCGAATATACCGAATATTCGGAAGTTGATGTATGACGGGCTCAAAGAGGTCCTGTACAGGGTCTTTCCCATCATCCAAAATAATCCACTCCATCTTTTGTTTAGGGAACGTCTGGCTCCTGTAGATTTCAATAAGAATAGGAATAAACTTGCGCCGATTATATGTCGGTGTTACGACTGATACGATAATACTCTCGCTTGCCATCGTTAAAGGCTAGGGGAGGCGGGTATTGACTCTTTAGGTAGATGTTCGCTCCTGTTGAATAACAGGTGGAAGAGGTGATGTTTGTTTCTCCTCCTGTTTCTCCTCCTGCTCCTGTTTCTGTTCCTGTTGAATAACAGGCGGAAGAGGCTTCTTCTGCTCCTCCTGTTCTTTTCCCTGTAAAACAGGCTGAAAGGCACGATGAAGTTCTTCAAATGAAGTGGTAATCTTTTTTAATTGACTCTGGAAGGGCTCTGTGGTCTGAAGTGTCTCTATATAGGGAAAGGCATCGGTTAAGGATGTCTGATACATCTCCATTCGTGTCTTCAGTTCCTCTCCATCTTTTACAGACCATTGCTCTCCGTATTGAAATGGCTTGAGAAGAGCGTTAAAAAATGGATTGGATGAGATCCGTGTAGTCAGAGGTAGAAACGCAAAGAGAGAGGGCGCAATCAGTCGCTTGGGGCCATCAGTCATGTTATTCACATAATAATGAAAAGCCCATTTACCAACATAGAACAAACCAATTATCACCAGAAGAATGCGAGATAAAAAACAGAGAACTAGCGTGAAGATAAAAAAGATGAGACGAATTGGGGTTGGATAAATTATCATTTCATTGGCAACAAGAGAGGAAAGGAAAAGAGCAATAATGGGGAAAAAAGCAATGGAGAAGAACCACTTGGCATAATACAGCATTTTCTGTAGAACACGAACAACAGGTGAATTGGAGGTCTCCTCTACAGGAGCATCTTCCATCGCCTCTTTGATGGGCTCTTTTTCCTTTTCTGTTACATTATTTGCCTCTGCCTCTTTTGCGTCTACTTGACTAATACGGGAAACAAAGGCATTTGCCTCTGGATCGTTCACCCACTTCTCCATTTGGTATCGTGCCTTATTTTTCAATTTAGTAAAGAAAGAAAGAGATGAATCCGTAGACATTCTATGACCTCTACGGATTTATTTTATTGTCTTTCTAACGATGTTATCACTGTGGGTGCTGCGGGGTGCTTACAGCGCATACTTGAGTCCACCCATGCCCGAAGCAATGGTTACCCAATTTAGGCTTTCCACGTAGATGGTAATATCATATTGATACAACGATGTAGGAGGAACGGGATATACATTCAAATCCACTTGAAAATTCTTAATCCGGCTACTGTTAAGACTGCCTGTTGGCTGTGTCGTAGGGGAGGTAAGTGAGAAGGGATACACGATGATGTCTGCCGAGGGCTGTCCACGTAGATACTTGTAAGGGACAACCTCTGTAAAATAGTCGATAGGTTTCTCCTCCTGTAGGGGATTTCCATCTCCGAGGACAGTGAGTGACCGAAGAATGTTACGTTGTCCATTCAGAACAAGACGACCTGATGACCACGAAACATTCGTATAGGGGACCCAGCCACCCTCTGATGGAAGAAAGGGAGGTTTCTCGGGATTTACCCAGTTTGTTAAATTCATGAGTTCATTACGATAGACGAGCGAATCCGAGCGACGGGGAAGAAGAATCAGACGTTCAATCGGATTATGGGTTTCTAGTTGTGTGAGTTGTCGCTGTGTAATAGATGGAATTTCGTAGCGCGTCACCTGTCGTACAAGATATTGGAGGGGCTCCGAGGCAAATTGTGTTCGCTCCTCGTCAGTCAAATACACATACGTCATCTGAAGTTGAGGCTGGAGAGGCCATGTATTCAGTAATGGAGCAGGTGTCCCCACATCGGTTAAGAATTGATTAATCGTGACATCGGACAAGTCAGATACCGTAGTATAATATACATTCTGGGGTTGAAGTGGAACAGGAGATTCGTGAAACTCATAGCCTGGCGCAACCTGAATTCCATTACGGTCCAGAATGCGGTAGAGTTCGCGAATCGGTCGGAGCGTCACACGAATTTCACACTCATGATACTGAAGGGCAACAAGCGGAAGTGCTTCATAGGTAGCCTCTGAAAACCAAAAGGGGAGAGGGACCTGAATTCGGCGTCCCGCAATGGATGGACGATTTACATTCGCAGGAACCGTGGTAGAACCCGAAGGACCATTATTGTTATAAACAGATGGATAACCCATACCCGCTGTACCTCCCGCATAGATACCCTTGGCAGGGTCATAGAGTTCGGGGACATTTCCCACCAGACGCTCCCATTTCTTATACGCAACATCATCCAAATCGCACTGGGCTTTTGCGACCAAGTAAGCGCCATCAAACTCCTGTATCCGCTGACCACCAATATAACAGCCGATGCTCTGAATCGCATGACATCCAATGTAATTCACCCACGCAAAGTTGTACTGAGAAGTTCGTGTTCCATAGGAGAGCGTGGCAGGTAATGTAATGTACTTGGAATAAATATCAGGGAGTTGAAAGGTAAAGTACATATCTCGGACGAGTTCAGCAATGCGCTGAATCTTACACCGAATCTGGATAGGCTGATCATAGGAGAGATCCTGCGGACCATCCATCGCAAAAGATACCGATTCCTCCGAGAAATGCGAGTATTTCTTGTACGTCTTGTAAAAATACGTAAAATCCGGATTTCCACTCAGAAGTGTGTTTTGCGCCCCGTAGGCTACTAATGCAAAGAGTCCGCCGCCTGGCATGCTACTGTATTTCTAGGTATTCTCAATGGGTTTATGCTCACAGAGAATATCAATATGGGACGATTATTTTATTTGGGTCTCATTATGACTGTGACCACCATGTATCCGCCAAATAGGGAGGCACATCTCTTGTAATAGACTCATCCATTTCAGTAGAAGGACCCTCATTCATGAGTTGCTGAATCTCTCCATAGGTCAGAGCATAATTAAAGTATGTGAGACGACTCATCATACCTTTCATTGCACCAAAGAGGTCAAACCCGTTCTCATCGACAGAAGAGACCTTTGACTGGGTCAATGACAGACGACGTTGGCTGAAACAGACGATATCCTGATAGTTCTGATATGGTGCAAACCCGTCAAACGACATTTTACGAGACAGATTGCCATTTACATAGACTTCTAGGGCATGATTTTGACAGACGATGGACAGATGAACCCACTTGGAGACAGGAATATTTTTTACCTCTAGGTATTGGTTCCATCCCTTGAAGGTATTCATATAGACACGAAGAGTGTTTGTATCCGATCGCATGAATACACCTGGACCCATTAATGGATAAGGCTGGGAATAGCCCTTGTGAAACAGGTGAAGGAGACCGTATTCTTGACGGAAAGTGGAGGGATGGACGTAGAGATAAAAGGAATAACTGAACTCTACACCTGTTCGTTCATTATTAGATAACGCAGTTGGTTTGGACCCCCTGACATTCGGATTTTGTGCAATGATGATTGACTTATCATCCGTATTGTAGGTTTTGGGAAGAAGTTCTGTACGATTGGCATGGAGGCGATTCAAATAGAGATAGACCATCTCCGCAGAGAAAAGAACAAGATATACGATAAAAACAACCACGATTCCATAAAGCGCCTGTTCGGTCAGCCCTTTTGATTCAGAAGACTGATTTACGGATACCGTATTCTTTGGACCATTAAAAAAGAAACTGTTAGACATGCCTTTTCCTATTTCTAGGTGTTACTTCTTATTTCGCCTCTACTGATACATTCACGCTAAAGTTAAAGATCGATTTCAACCAGTCACCAATGGAATAAATCGGCTCAGGGCCGGCCATATAGTTCTTGTAGATGGCGTCGGGATTTAGTGCGGAATCATACATACTTGTGGAACCCATGAAACCACCGAATCCACCATGAGACAGAAGATAGGCGGAGTATCCACCTACATCCACCTTGTAAAAGGAGGGAAGGACACAGGAACGGACCAGTTTGCCATCAAGATAGACATCTGCGGTTCGACCATTTACCGTAACAGCGAGGTTGACCCATCGCTGGAGATCAACTTCAGGCAAATCACACATCGGAGAGCCATCCAATAAACCGGAATCACTCTGTACTGTCTCAAATATTGCATTCAGTGTAGACGACGTAAGAGATTCTTCATTTGGCTGGTTCGGCTGTGATGGGACAGATTGAATAGCAGACTGGACCTCTTTTGTTTGAATACGAACGTGTACTTTGGGCTTACGACCTCCCAGATAAATACGGATGGTGTCAAAATTAGGCCCTCCAAGGCGGAAAATGGACTTATTACGTCCTGTACGATAACCCCAGTTCGAGATATAAAACCAGGTAGATACCGTAAACTCGCCGCCCTCGTAGAGTGAAGGCAGTTTCTCCGTTGTCACAATGATGGGCTTAGCAGGTTGAATATCCGCAGGATTTGACCCCGAAAGTAGAATGTATTGATTAGACGTCTTTGGACCATAGAGATATTGATAGAGGTAATAAATGCTGACGAGGCCAATCACAAAGATAAGGATGGGAATCATCTTTGAGATAGGAGAAGCACCGTTGTTCTGACCGTTCAAGCGATTCATGTTCTGTCCATTGGGCCGATTTTATGTGCTCTCCTTGATACTCTTCTCATTATTATGCATACGGTGTCTTCCATTCATATAGGCTCTTTTGGGGTGGGGCTGACACTGTATCACATGGGAGTCCTGCCGGACATTCTGCCATGATAGGTGCCAGGGGGAAAGAGGGGCTGTCCAGCAGATGAAGAGGGTTCCATTTCATATCTACCACCATTCCACTCGTATCGACATGCGTTTTTCGTTCACGTTCTACCTCTTCGGGGCGCAGACGTCGAGAATTGACCACCATATGAATGACACGTCCAGATAATCCTTTATCGCCCACAGAAAGAGGGCTTGTAATGACTACTGGATAATGCTCTAGTCGCTGAGAGGCGACGATGCGATTATCATACATCACGTCAAAACGACGACCTTCGCGAAGAATGGTGATATAGACCCACTTCTGTTTTGGAATAGCAGGAAGAGGGATAGTTTCGTATTGGAATTTGCTGGCATGCTGTGTCTGAACACGGAGACGAGCACCATACTCTTTCTTGTCCTTGGGGGATGGTGATACTTCTAGTACCCAGTTGTTCTCCACTTGAAGGAGTGGAAGATACTGGTCCGCCTGTCCATACCGAAGTGTGCGGTCCCCCTGATTCAAATAAAAGAATCCCATGACTGTCGTCCCTCCTGACCCAAGAATATCCGTTTGTACTCGATCAGGCATAAGAACATTCTTCTTTTGGTTCAATGGAGTCAGCGTAGAAAGAATATCGGCGTTGTTTGGTCCAGGATAAATACGATAGACGATGAAATAGATGGTTACACAAATAATAAGGATGACGGTAATGATTGTGCCCGACGACGCCATTTCTATCTTACTTCGCTATTTTACGGCTAAGGGATTCACTAGGAAAAAAGATTATGGGGATGGTGACGACCCACAGGTAGCCGTAGAAGAGGTTGGGATAGGTCCCGCACCCATTTCCTTTGGAG